TCGATATGTGAACAAAGAATTAAACGGAACAGCCAGTTACAACGACTACACGACTGACTGTAAAAAGTTAGAATTAATCTTTTCTAACCAAGCTTTATTGAAAGTCTTTGCTTTACAATGCGATTTATTCAGTATTGGAAAGGTTTATGTTTATAAAGACGGTGTTGAGATTCCAGACGATCCTTTTTTGAAAATGATCAAAAACCCAAACCCTTTTCAAATGCAATCCCAATTCCTATGGGATATTATGTTTTGGAATATGTTTGGCAATACATATAATTATTGCGAGTCCAAAATAGTTTCCGAAGACAATAAACTTTATGTTTTACAAAACGATAAGATTGAGTTCCCTGTTGCTATGGACGCGTACAGGGACAAAATCATTTTATCTAAAACCGAGGCTAAGAAATTAAACGATTTTCAGTTGCAGTATAATTATGCCGATGGAAGCGGAACTAAGATTAATTGGGGAAATATAATTCATATGCCGGACTTGTCGAACGGAACCGGAAATTGGTTTAAAGGCAATAGCCGTATCGATGCTTTAGTTAAAATAATAAGCAATGCAGAGGCTTCTTTAGACGCTACAAATATAAATGTTCGTTATAGCGGTAAATTCATGGTTGCCGGACAAGCAGACCCAGATAATGTGACTCAGCTTCCAATGGGTGAAACCGAGAAGCGAGATATTGAAACAAAAGTGAACGGGTCGAAGTCTGTTCACGCGGTTAAATCAATGATTGATATAAAACGCTTTGTTGAAAATATAGGTAATCTTAAATTGACTGATATTTATTTAGACCAATACTTCTTGATTGGCTCTATGTACAATATCCCTAAAGATGTTTTGGAAGCATATAACTCAGGAACATTTGAGAATCAAGAGAAAGCTAGAGGAGCATTTGTAAGTTATTGTTTGCAACCAAAAGGAGATTTATTCCTTGAGGGACATGCAAACTTCTTTGGGTATTCGAAAGAAGGGAAAAGCATTGTTATTGACTGGGAGCATTTGCCGTTCATGCAGGTTTTCGCCAAAGAAAGAGCAGAAACAGAAAAAGTAAAATCTGAAACCCTTCTTAACTTAATGAAAGCAGGCGTAGAGATTGATCAGATTAACGAAATGATGGATACTAAATTTTCAACACTTGATTATGAATCAGCAAAACGAACAAACCAAACAGGAGTTAGCCAAACAAATTAGTCAAACTAACGACCCTGTATTAAAAAGGATTATCGAAAAGAAATTAGGCGAAATCAATAAAGACATAAAGAAAGTATGATTTTTTGCAAGGAATTAAATAAAGAGTTCACGACTAAGGAAGAAATGTTTTCAGAATTAGTATCTAATCAATCAAAAATAGTTGACCTTAAAAAAGCAATTATCAAAGAATCTGATTCGGTAAGCTCAATTTATGTGATAAAAAACGATGCTGAAAAATCGTTAACATTTGTAAAAGACGGTTACGTTTATCCGGTTATTAATACAACAAATTTTCTCGATAGTCATGGCGATGTACATTTCCCTAATATCTGGAATAAGTCTTTAAAGGACAAGGCAAAAAAGATATTCTATGTATTAGAACATAAGCTTTCCATTGATAGTGTAATTGCATTCCCGCAAGATGTCACTGCTTTTGTCAAGACATTGAAATGGTCTGAATTAGGTTATGATTACGAAGGAGAAACGCAAGCTTTGATTTATGAGATTCCAAAGGATAGGATTAAGATCCCTAAGATAAAAGAGCTTTTCGAAGACAAAACACCGATGGAAAATTCAGTAAGGATGAGATACATTACTATTTCATTAGCATTGAATTCAGACAATGTTGATTATTCGAAAAACAAAAGCCTTTGGGATGAAAGAATAAATCTTATTGCGAATAAAGAATTAGCCGCAGAAAATGGCTATTTTTGGGCGATAGATGAAGCAAGTATTGAAAAAGAGGGTAGTTTGTGTTTGTTTGGATCAAACAGCGCAACTCCAGTAATATATGAAGCCGGAGAATCCACTTCAAATAAAAACGAGCCGCCAACAAATGGCACTCAAACTAGGAAAAAAGCATTTATTAATTAAAAACACGTAACAACTATGTTTGTATACAAAACAGATGCCCAGTTAGAGGCAATGTCGGCGGCGCAAAGAGATACTTACGCTACTGAAAAAAGAGCTTACGAAGCTGATTTGCTTAAAGAAGCGATTAGAGTAGCTAATGAATCATTGAAAGAATCAATGACAGCGGCTCAAAAGACTGAAATTGAGAATCAAATCAAAGGATTGAATCTTCAACAAGGAATCACAAAAGAGCAATACGATGAGCTTAAAGAAGATATTCGTATTATCAAAGAAAATCCTAGTGCCGTCAACGGAAAAGGACAGTTCGACATGATGGCGGCTATTGAGGAAGGATTAAAAACGTTTTTACCACAAGTTAAAGAGAAATCACAAGCTTCTGGAAACAACGGTTTTGAGCTTGAAATGACGGTTAAGTCTCCAATTAACATGACCACCGGATCAGTTACAGGCGCAGTTGCTACACCGATTAGCTATGTGGCACAAGACCAAACTACATACGCAGAAGATGTAAGGCAGCAAGAGTATATTTTGAATTACATTTCAAGAGGTAACACGGGCAAAGCTACTATTGCCTATGTTGACAAATCACCAACGGAAGGAACAATGACCATTACGGCAGAAGGAGCGTTGAAGCCGCTTATTTCTATCAGCTAAAATCTCAGAAGAGGCTTTGGATGATATTCCTTTCATCATGTCGGCTATCAGAAATGAATTAGCTTACGATCACGCGATAGGAGTTCAAACAGACATCTTTACAGTTGTTTCAGGTTTTGCCCCTGCTTTCGTTGCTGGTTCTTTAGCGGCTACAACAACAGATCCGAGTAATTATGATGCTATTAGAGCGGCTATTTTTGCCGTTAAAATTGCGTCAAAAGGGAAGTACACTCCAAACGCTGTATTAGTTCCTTCGTCTGATATTTACGCAATGGGGGCTACTAAAGATGAAAATGATCAATACGTATTCCCTCCTTTCGTTATGCCTGACGGAACAAAAATTTCTGGGGTCCAAATTGTAGAGGTTGCGGATGGCGTTTCAGTTCCGGCTGGTACTTTTATCGTAGCGGATTGGAAAAAACTAAGAATGGAAAATTATAAATCATTCACGGTTAGAATCGGACAAGGTATTGTAGGAAGCGCAACGGCCGCCAATATTGTTTCAGACTTTGAAAGCAATATGTACACGCTTATTGGGGAGTCTCGTTACCATTTGTGGATTTATGAGAATGAAAAAGTAGCATTCTTAAAAACTACTTTTGCAGCGGTTAAAACAGCAATCGAATTAGTGTAAAAAAATATTCCCCTCGATGAAAATTGAGGGGATAAATATTAATGTTAAAAACATAAAACATGGCAGACGAAAAAACACTTACAAATGAATCAGTTGTAAAAAGTCAAGCTGATTACAAAGGAGATAGTCACTTTGACTTGGTAGAAGTTACGATTATCAAAGATGGTTCTTATTACAAGAAAGGCGACAAAGATAAAGTACACCCTACTATGGCGGCTATTCTTAAGAAAAAAGGGTTAATTGGAGATTACGAAAACAAGATTTTAAAACGTGACTCAGCGGCTCCTTTACTTAGTGATTTGGATGTTATCAAGATCACAACTGGGGATAAAGAACTTTAAAATAAAGCAAAATGTACATAATAGACCAAACATACTTCATCAAAGAGCTAAACGTTCCAAATATTAACGAAATGGATAGTGATACGCTTGTTTCGTTAGAAATAGACATTGATAAGTATGTTCGTCTATTGTTGCATAGCGCTTTAGGTTACGATCTGTTCAAGGATTTAGACGACAATATCACAGATGGTGAATTAAACTCAGGAGCTGATCAGAAATGGAAGGATTTAGTTAATGGAGTTGAGTATTTGAAAGATGGTAAAACATACCGATGGAGAGGTTTAATTTTCACGGAAGGAAATTACAAAGGCTCATTATTAGCGAAATATGTTTTCTACTACTGGTTAAAAGATTCTGTTTCATTGTTAACCGGAACTGGCGAAAAACAAATAACAGCCACGAACGCAATAGCGGTGAATTCAACTCAAAGACTTACGGCTGTTTGGAACGATTTCGTTAATGATTATCAGGGAAATATTTGTAGTCACGTATGGCCGGAACTTTCAAAAGTTGGCTATGTTGATCTAATTCAGTTTTTGAAAGATAAATCAGAAGATTATCAGGATGCAGCACTTTCATTATATCAAACGACTAATTCATTAGGATTATGACAACTGAAAGCGTTTTAAAATCATTGTTCGATCAGTTGCCAAATATTGTTGACGGTAATTTAAACGAGTTTAAGCCAAAATTTAACTGGGGAAATCAGAATGCTTTGAATTTGTTTCTGAAGCAATTTGATAAAACAACAAAGTATCCGCTTATTTGGCTTATTGAAGGAGAAGATATTGAAAACAATATTACTCACGAGATCTCAAGAAACGGATGCCGCTTATTTATCTCTAAATTGTCCGTTCACAAAACAAACACTAATCCTATTATTTGGGAAACAGAATTTGAAACAGTTTTGGATCCATTATTAGAAAACGTAAAAACATGTTTATTAAAAGGAGGATTAACCAGCGTTAAAGATTCAGTTTTCAAGGTTAAAAGACTTGCTAACTATTCTGAAAAGGATAAAATAGAGGCGACAATTGATCCGTGGAACGTTATTATTTTAGATTTCGATCTAATCATTAGAAAAAAAGGATGTTTAAAAACAATCACATTTAAAAATTAAAGTATGGCAATATATACAGAATGCGCTGACGATGTTCAGGGCAAGAATACCGGAGCCGTAAACCAATGTTTGGAAGCTATCACTATCCGACACATTTTAGCTCCATTAGGGCAGAAATTCGATACTAGAATTTTGGCTAAAAGTTTGGAAGAATGGAAAGATCAGATTGCTGCAAAACAATTAATTCCGCTTTATGATGCTGAGAATTTGGCAATCGCGGACACAGAGCCAACGTTTGAAGAAACAAGAAAACAACGTTTGAAAGTAGTTGAGGGTAAAAAAATCAGGACTTTCGAATATAAGTTAGGATTTTGTTCTCATGCTGCGCTGACCTCTTACGATGGTAAGAAAATGCAGGTGTATGAGATCACGGAAGACGGTGAGCTTTTGGCTGTTTCCAAGGACGGTGTAACTGTTCAAGGACAAACAGTTGTTGTTGAGGTAGGAATGAGAAAATCAACTTTAGCCGACAAAAAAGCGTTTACAATGGTGACTTTGAGTTATACTAATTTCAGAGAGCTAGAGCAAGACGGGCAAATGCTTTCATTGCCGTTTGGCGAATCTGACGTTATGGGTATTTTTGACGCTACAATTGAGCAAGTTTCAGCAAGCGCAACAGAGCTTAAGTTTAAAGTTGTGGCTGGTTGCGAAGGAACTCCGGTAACTTCTTTCGAAGATGCTGATTTCACTTTCAAAACTTCTGCTGGAGTTGATAAAGTTCACTCGTTTGTGGCGGCTGACTCAGAAGGTGTTTACACTATTACAGGTACAGGATTTGTTTCTGGCGACGTATTGAATCTTGACGGAGTTATTCAACAAACAGAAGCTTCTTACGAGTCAGTTGCACCGCTTTCAATTGTTGTATCGTAATGGGATGGAGCTATAAGGGTATTTCCTCCCGATACGATTATAATGGAACTTTTCAGGAGTTTCAAAAGGAATTCGAGAATACTTGGGTTTTCCAAAAGATCACTGCAAAAGACAGATTGGCCGAATTAAAAAAGGCTTTCAAGCTAGCAACTGAGAATTTAAAAAAAGTATCAGTTGTTGCTGAATCTGAAAAAGCAGAATCATAATTATTTTCTATATTTGTAGAAGATTGAATAAGAGGTATCATAAGCGA